AAGCTTCCAGCAAGTCGGCGTTACCACTCGGAGCGTAGACAGTGCCTTCGATGATGACGGTGCGCATGTCGGAGAACTCAGCGTCGAGGTAACCGCCAGCCATACCTTCGAAGGACTTCTCCGTCACTCGGAAGGGTGCGTGATCAAGGCCTGTCACCTTGTTGACGTCGAAGAACGCTGACGTGGTAACAGTCGAGTTGAGCAGCACACCAGAATCGCCGTACTGGAACTGATGGTCGAGAAGCGTCGGCGCTGCCATTATCCCACCCTCGTCGAGAGTTCCCAGCCGAGATCGGCTGCGTGCTTACGCGGGTCGATCTCCTGCGTGTGAATGTCGATGTTCTGGTTGACTGTACGGCCGCCCCCAGTGCTGATGTCGTACACTCGTGCACCCGGACCCTCAGGGTACATGTCGTCGCCAACACGAGCCATCGCCTTGCGCAGCTTCGGGCGTGCCTTGTCGAGTCCGACGACGATGCCTCCGACGGTGTTGACTCCGGACGGAATCAGCTTGCGTGCCGGCGAGTGTGCACCGAGACGCTTGTTGAGCTCGACCACCAAGGCATCCGCCAGCTGGCGCATGGTGCTCAGGAGGCCCGTCTTGGCGTTCTCCAGTCCAGCGACGAAGCCCTCAGCAGCGTTGATGCCTGCCTGGTAGTACTGGTCCGTCATCTTCTGGGCGTACTGCTCAGCGAGGTCGGCCAGCGTCTTCTGCTGAGCGTTGACCTGTGCGATCTGCTCCGGAGTCATCCTCGTCAGCATCGCCACGAACTGGCCTGCAGCTTCCGGACCCTGAGTAGACAGCTCCTTGATCAGCGCGGGGTCGAGACCCATCGTACCGAGCTTGTCCAGGTTGTCGGTGAACTTCTGCGCGTTCTCGACCTGCTTGGTGATGCTGCGAAGGTAGCCGCTGATGCCTACGTTGGCGTAGGTCGAGCCACTGACGATGCTCGTACCCATGATCGCATCGACGACGTTCTTCTTGTAGTCAGCAGCCTCAGCCTTGAGGTCTGCCAGAGCCTCCTTGGCGTTGTCGATTGCCGTCGTGATCGTGTCGAGGTTGTACTTCACGCCATTGTAGGTGGTGGTCGTCTGAGCGATGATCTCCATCTGCGCCTTGGCGTAGTCCTTGATCTTCTTCTTCGCCTTCTTGGAGATCTTCTGGCCAGCCGCAACACGTGCAGCGATAGCTGCATCCAGCTTCTCCTGAACATTGGCAGAAGCTGCACGGACATCGGCGATGCTCTTCGCCTTGGAGACACCATCCTTAGCCGCCGAGCTGACAGCTGCAGCAGTCTTCTTCGCGGTATCGACCAGCTTGAGGGCGGCCTTGTCCTCAGTGATGCGCTTCTTGTAAGCCGCAATGCGACGCTTCTCGTCCTTAGTGACGCCACCCTTCTCCAGCGCAGCGATCGCAGCCTTGTCCTTGTTGATCTCGGCCTGGTACTTCTTCGCGTCCTTCATCATGTCCTTGTGACGCTTGAAGCGGGCCTTGAGGACAATCGCAGCAGGCTCCTTCGAGCCACCGCCACCGCCTCCACCTCCGCCGCCCTTCTTAGCAGCGTCACCAGCCGCCTTGGAAGCAGCTGCCGCAGCCTGCTGGGAGGCCTTCTGAGCCTGCTTCGCGATGTTCGCCGTGTCGGCGATACCGGCCTTGCCAAGCTTCTTATTGATTGCCGCCTCGGCCTTGGCCCTGCTCACCTTGTGCTTGCGCATGTAGGTGTTAACGGCGATCACGTAATCCGGCGCAGTGACCTTGGACTCCTTGATCGACTGCACCGTGACAATGCGGAAGGTAAGCGTGGTCTCCAGGTTCGACGGAATGTTCAGGTAGGCGTCTGTCAGCGAAGCGATGTAGCCCTGCAGGTCCTTGGAGACGCCCTTGGTCTTGAGCATCGCATCCATGTCGGACTTGAAAGCTGCATTCGCCTTCGACATGCTGCCGGTCTGCTTGTACACTGCATCAGCGTGGTTGCGGGCAGCGTCCATAGCGCCCATCACGGCCTGCTGGTTAGCACGGCCCTTCTTGGTGTTGTCGTCGAAGACAGCACCGTTCTCCTTGATGGCCTTCTTGAACGTACCCAGACCATCCTTGAAGGTCATGTAGGCCTGCTTGGTGGCCAAGGCGCTAGTCGCGGCTCGAGTGTTAGCGTCGCCAGTCTGCTTGAGAGCCGCGTTGTACGCCTTCAGCGCCTCGGCGATCTCCTCAGGCGTGCGACCCTGCTCCTGCAGGATCTTGGTCAGGTTCTGAGCCTGCTTGGCTGCCAGCGTGACGTTACCACTCGTGACCAGGTTCGCCAGGGCAGTGTCAATGTCCTCGACACCCTTCTTAGCGATGTCCCAGTCCGACTTGACACCGAGCCAGTGACCGATGCCCTCAGCCATATCGGAGAAGCCGCTCGGCCCCTTCATCTTGCCGACTGCGGCGCCGTACTGCTCCTCAGGACTGATCTCCGCGTTCTTACCGTACTCGCCCTGGAAGCCACCCTTGAGCAAGTTGAACTGTGCCTTGTTGACACTCTTCGGCCAGATGTTCTCCAGCAGCTTGCCCGTGTCCTGAGCCGAGCTGCCGAGGTTCTTGATCTTCGACGTGATCTCGTCAATGCCGTCGTACTTGGACAACATGCTCGTCTGCATCTTCTCAACAGCCTTGCCGAAGGCGTACACTGCAATCACGCCGACAGTAAGCGCTGTGGTCATCATGCCGAGCCTGTTGGCGCCGGTCTTCGAAGTCTTGGAAGCAGCTGCAGTAGCTCCAGCAACCTCAGCCTCAGCGACAGCCAGAGCCTCAGCTGCAATCGCAGCGCGCTCCTGGGCCAGTGTCAGCTGAGCCGTAGCGATCTCTGCCTGGCGAGCGGTACCAGCCACACGAGCCTGTGCAGCAAAGACTGCCGCTTCGTTAGCCGCAGCGTTCTTAGCCATGGTAGCCTGACGCATCTGGGCCAGCGTGCTCTGAGCAATGGCACTCGCCTTAGCGTGCTCAGCCCGAGCCACTGCAAGTGACGCCGCCTCGTTGGCAATGTGTGCTCGCGTCAAGGTCCCCTCAGCCTTGGCCAGTGTCTCAGTAGCAACGATGGCGGTCGTGGATGCAACCTTGATGCCAACCATGCCCTTGGCGAACTGGCTGAGCTTGGTGATGCCGTTCGAAGCCGTGAGGTTATACCGAGTCACCGCAGCCGTGAGGATCAGGACGGACCCGGCGACAGCCGTAATGGCGCCCACCAGGATAGTCATGCCTGCGATGACAGCTGCCCCGATGGCGATGTACTTCTTGTTCTCGTCACTCAGATTGCCGAACCACTTGACCAGCTTGGACAGATGCTCGACGACCATGACGTAGATCGGCAACAGGTTGTCACCCAGCTCGACCTTGGCGATCGACCACTGGTTGTTCAGGTCCTGCTGCTTGGCGGCAGCTGTCTCAGCCATCTTGTCGTAGGCCTTACCAGCCTCGCCAGCGGACTGATGCATCGCCTGAGTCAGGTCCGTCAGCTGCTTCGCACCACGGATAGCCGGGTCGAAGAACCTGCGAGCCTGGATCGTACCACCCGAGCCCTTGAACAGCTCCTGCAGGACTGCCGACTTCTGAATGTCGGTCAGCTTGCCCATCCGGTCCTGAAGCTCCTGGATGATCTGCGTCATCGGCTTCATCTTGCCGGCGCTGTCCTTGACATTCAGTGCCATGTCCTTGACACCGAGGCCATAGGACTTCATGACCCCTTCGCCAATGGAGTCCTTCATGACCTGACCGAAGTTGGCGAGCTTGGCAACCGTCTTCGGGTGGGAGATCGCATCCAGCGCACGAGCCGCGGACGACGATGCCATCGCTGCAGAGAGGCCGTTCCTCGTGAGGAAGGCCATCATGCCAGACAGGTCTTCGATGCTCTGTCCAGCTCGCACAGCGGACGGAACAGCTCGACCGATGACGGAAGCGAACTGTCCGTATGTACCGACACCCTTGCGGACCAACTGGAACATGACGTCCTGGACGTGGTGGACTTCTTCCACCTTCATCTGGTACGCGTTCATGATACCGATGGTCGCTCGACTGGAGTCTTCGATGCTGACGTTACCGGCAACAGCTGTCTTGGAGAAGGATGTCAGGAGCACCTTGGACTGTGCAACGTTGACATCCATCGACGAGAAGATGTCGTACAGCGCACCCTGCATCTGCTCGAACGGTGCAGGCACCGATCGACCGACATCTATCGCAACCTTCTTGACGTCCTCCAACTTCGTACTAACATCGTCGACCTGCGTGAGTGTCAGCGTCGCGGCCTTGTTGAAGCTGATGGACTCATCGACAGCACCCTTGAGTGCAGCTGCCATGCCAGTACCGACTGCGGCGATTCCGACGCCGGCCGTAACCATGGCCTGACCCTGACGCATCTGTCGACGGGACGACTCAGCGGCGGTCTTGTCGATGTCCTTGAAGTTGTTGTTGATGTTCTTGAGGGCACGAGAGGCCTCATCGCGGGCGCGAATCACGATCCAGAGATCCCTGGAGCTGAGTGCCATCTCGTACCCTCCCTACTTGCTTGAACGCTTGTGATCCAAGTCGCGCCGTTCGCTTTGTGCTTCCATGACTACCTGCATCATGTAGATGTACCAGTGGTCCTGATCCATCAACCCCCCAGGCCCCGGAAGGCACTGGAACGCTTGACACATGTTGGTCATGTTTACTGCGAAGATGACTTCTTCATCCGGTGAGCCGCGGTCTAGGACAACTGCGGCTCGGACACGGAATCGGAAGTCGGCGGCGTAGGTCCCTCCTCGCCCTCCTCGTCCTCGAAGTTGTTCATGTCGGAGATCAGGGCGTCGATCTCGCCACCGATCTTCGGGTCGAGCTTCTTGATGTCGTTGATGTTCGTCAGGTTGAGCTTGACGCCCTTCTCGTCTTCCAGGTTGTGGTCGACGATGCACTTGCTGAACTCGAAGAGGGTGACCTTCTCGTTGGAGAGGATCATCTCGCCCTCGAAGGACTTGTTCTTGCTGTCGCCCGACATCTGCATCACGGATGCGAGAGTGCGGCGAGTCAGAACATCACCCCAGGACATGCGACGAAGCGTGACGACGCCACCCTCGCAGGTCTTGAGGTTCTTGTTCTCGGTCGTCTGGGTCACTGTGGCACGAGGCATTCTGTTTGCTCCCTTGAGATTGCTATTAGACTTTCACCCTGTGGTGCTGTGCTCAAGCTATTGCGCTCGGGTCGTCCTTCGATCTAACAGGAGTCTAACCAGGTTAGACACGATATAGACCCGAGGCGCAATAGCTCGAAATCCACAGGGTGCTTACGCGAGTGCTTCCTGGGACAGGATCGTGATCAGGTGGGACTTGCTGGCGTTGTCGATCGCGAGCGTGTAGTCGAGCTGCGCGCGAATGAGCTCGCCCTGGCCGGAGAGACCGACCTCGTACGAGTCCTTGAACGTCACCGGGCACAGGAAGGTGATCTTGTTGTTCGCACCCTTCGACGCGACGAGGGTCAGCGACTGTGCAGTCATCGCCTTGAACGCGTCGTAGTCGGCTCGGCTGGTGAAGTCTCGGGTGAGGCTCACCTTGGCGTCGCGCTCACCGAACGACGTGAAGGCCGAACCGCGACCAGCAGCACCAAGGATGATGCGCGGGTTGGGCTGACCGTTGTCGTTGATGTTGAGCTCGAAGCCATCCGAGTCGAGGATCGGAGTACCGGAGGGAACCTCGACGCTGAGGTCGCCGGCACCGAAGACGTTCTGGGTGGTCGGGTCGACCCACGTCGGAGTCGGAACGGCGACCGAAGCCTCGTTCGCGCCGATGAGGTCGAACTCGACCATCAGTGCGCCGTTGTCCAGCGACCACTTCTGGTTCACCACGTTGACGCCCGTGTAGCCGAAGGCGACACCGTTACGGACGATCGTGACCGACATGGTGCGGATCGGCTGACCGACTGCGGTGGGGGTGAAGATGTGGGTGTAGTTCGCAGCCACGTTGGACTTCGTGACGGCGTAGCGACCGACGGTGAGGAAGTACGGGACGACGTCCTCGAGGCCCTCGATCTGAACCGAACCCTCGACGTTGCCCGTGCCGGCGTGCGCTCCGACGACATCCGCGGTCTGACGAATCGGACGACGGTAGTAGTTGTCCTGCACGAACTTCACGGACTCGTTGATGATCGGGGCGAACTTGGTCGGGGCCACGTAGATACCGGGAACGCCGGCAGTGTTGCCGGTCGGGTAGGTACCTGCGGGAGCTCCCGGGGCGGTGTCGATGTAAGTCGTCACCAGACCGACCGTGGTGAGCAGGAGCTCGGAGCCAGCAGCACCGCCAGCAGCGGTACGGTAGATCTTGTAGCCGGTCGCACCGGTCACAGCACCCCAGTTGACGGTGACAGTGTTCGTCGAACCTGCACCAGTCGCGGGGGCCGTGATCTCGTTGCTGACCGTGGTCTCACCCTGAGCGTTGATCGCCGTGATCAGGTAGCGGTAGACGGCAGCCGTCGGGTGCGTACCACCGGAAGTCGTCGTGGTCGCGGCGGCCTGCACGGGCGGCGTGAGCTGCTCGTAGGCAACACCGAGGAAGCCATTGGCACCAACATCAGCGGGCATTACTGGTCACCTCCTTGTTCTTGTTGTTGGATGCTCCCAGATGGCCTGGGAGGCTAGGCTGACACATCATGTCAGTACCTCCTTTACTGATATGGGAGCATGACCTTCACCATGCCCGTAACCTTGAGTCGGTACGAACGGTAGAGCTCCTGACCCCGAACGACATACCCAGCTTCCATGGACTGAACCATGACGTGAGCTACGAGTCCGTCGAACTTGCGATCCTTGTGGATCACGTCTTCGATGCCCTCGGCCCACTTGAGTACCTCACGGGTTACTTCCTGCGAGTCCTGGACTCGACTGTGGTACAACAGCACATGCGCTTCGAGCTCCGTCTGTGCTGCACGTGGTGCACCCGCCAGCTGACGTGTCTTGTCGATCGGTTCGACACATGCCAGCGGAGTCTTGATGATCTGCGAGACATCGCCGAAGGTGATCTCGGCGAGCTCCAGCTCAGCCTGGTGGTCCTGGAGCAGCTTGTACAGGTAGTCAGAGAAGTCGTACAGGCTCCCTGAAGCCGCGCGCGTCATACCTGGATCCCCTTTGAGGCCCAGATCGCGATGCGCTCTTCGAGCCACTCCTCGAAGACCACCTGGATAGCATCCTCGTCCTGCTCCTGCACCATGACGAACGGGCGAGCGGGGATGGAAGCCTTGGGGGATTCGATGGGCTTGCCCGTGCGCATCGACATGATCTGGTCGTCCCAGATCTTCTCCAGATGCTGCTTGCGGGTCATACCCGTCTGACCTGAACGCTGGTAGCCGGCCTGGTGAAGCTTGCCGTACCAGACCGAGCCAGGAAGGTCACGAAGCGATGCAGCCTTGTCGTTAATCACCCAGATGTTCAGCTGGCCCATGACCTTGCGAAGCTTGCCGGTCTTGATGAGGATGTCGCCACCCTCAAGACCCCAAATCTGCTTGCGCAGCTGGATCGTGATCGGCGACAGAGGCTCCCAAGCGTCAGGCCGGCCCCCCGTGTTGAAGTTCTCCTGGATGCTCGGAATCAAGACCTTCTGCACGGAACGCTTGAGGGGCTCCTTGAAGGACTTGATCCGGTTGCCGAAGGTGTCGAGGTCCTTGGTCAGGATGCCGATCGAAGGCTCGAAGTCGAACTGTACGATGCCTGAGGCAATGCTGACAGGACCTGCGGTCGTCCACTGCTGGTTGATGGTCGCCATTAGAAGACTCTCCCCATAGAGAAGGCCGCGGGACCG